TTGCTGTATCTGATGCTACAACTACCTTCATGGCTGCTACTAGCGTTGACGCTGCAGCTGCTGGTACAATGGTATTCGGTACACAGACACTTGGTATCTCTGCTGATGCAGATACTATTGACGCTGTTACAGTTATCTCTGGCACAACTGCTGGTGCTACTGCTCGTGTATGGGCTATCGTCGTAGACGTAAACGAAGCAACTAAAGATGCTGCTGAAGTAGACCGCGATCAACTCGCATAAGACTATCTAGGGGCCCCTTCGGGGGCCTCTATCCCACTTATTATCAATACCCTCTAAGGAGGTTATTCATTATAGGATTAGGAGACGTTAATGTCCACATACGTAACACTCGTCAATCAGCTCCTAAGACGCCTTAATGAGGTGGCTCTTGATGCAGCTGGTGATGGTTTCACAACAGTAAAAGGAGTTCAGGCTTTAGCTAAGGACTCTATCAACAGCTCTATTCGCCGTATCTTACAAAATGGGCACGAGTTTCCATTTCTTAAGACAACGTATACACATACACTAACAGCTCTCCAGCGTGAATATAGCTTCCCTTCTGACTTCTCAACTGTTGACTGGGATTCTTTCTTTCTTAAGGTTCACACCTCTGAGGGTAATGAGCCTCGCTTGCTTAAGCCTATTGCTTACGAAGAGTACCTAAGCTCATACCGGGTTTCGGATGAAACAAACACAACTGGTGATTCCCCAATCCTGGTGTACCAGACCTACGAAGAGAAGTTTGGTGTATCTCCTCCACCTAATACAGACTATCAAATAGAGTACGTGTACTTCGCGTACCCTAACGATCTGACAGCGTATAACGATGTAGCTATTATTCCTTCTCGGTTTGACCACATCATTGTCGATGGTGCTATGATGTACCTGATGCGCTTCCGTAGTAATGACGCCCAATCCCAGATTCACCAAGCCAACTTCGAGAATGGTATCAAGTCTATGCGTAACCTCCTGCTAGACGATAAGCTTCGTGTACGTTCTACTGTTATCGAGAGATCAAACTTACCCCGAGGCTTCTCAGGTGTAGCTAATGCCTGATAATCTAAGATCCTTTAAGGTATCATGTAAGGGTGGCCTAAACACTAGCCGTGACCTTCTCTCTCAAGGGGAGGTTAAACCTGGTTCAGCTATTGCCATGATTAACTACGAGCCCGCCCTAACTGGTGGGTACCGTCGTATTAGTGGCTTTTTGAACACCTACGGGACCGTCCCCGGCACAGGTGCTGTACTAGGTGTAGCTGTAGCCAACGGTATCAACAGCGGTATCTTGGCGTGTCGTACACCGTCAGCAGGTACTGACTACTTACACTACTGGGATGGGGCTGCTTGGCAAGCTGTAACCACAGCGGGCTCTCCGACAATGACAGGTGTTACTAAGGTTCGTTTCACACGGTTTAACTTTGGAACTCCTAAAGTTATCCTGACGGACGGTGTTAATCCAGCTTCCACCTATGATGGAACAACTTATACTCAGATCGCACATGTACAAGCCCCTTCAAGCCCTCGGCTAAGCATCGAGTTTAAGAACCACATCCTACTCGCAGGTGACCCTACTGAGGATACCAACGTTTACTTCAGTGCTCCTTACGATCCTACTGACTTTGCTTCAGGTAATGGAGCTGGTGTTATAAACGTTGGCTTCCCTGTAGTAGCTATGAAGCCTTTCCGGGATGCTCTGTACATCTTTGGTATCAACAACATCCGTAAGCTAACAGGACTTGATGCTTCTGACTTTAAGATAGAAGTCGTTACAGATAATCTAGGTTGCTTGGCTACTGACAGTGTTATGGAAGTAGGGGGTGACCTACTCTTCTTATCACAGGATGGCCTTCGCCCAGTAACAGGGACCGACCGTATCGGTGACGTTAACTTGGAGACAGTCTCTAAGGATATCCAGTCTATCATTACAGGTGTAGTTCTTAGGTTGGACCTTGATGCTCTAAACTCTGTAGTAGTGCGCTCTAAGTCTCAGTTTAGACTTCTCTTTGGCGCAGCTGACAGTCAAGGGATTATAGGTGCTCTTAGACCAGGTGAGTCTGGTATTGAGTATGAGTACGGTCAGCTACTCGGTATTGAGGCTACCTGCGCCTCGAGTGGATACATCGGTCAGACTGAGTTTGTAATACACGGGGATTCAGCAGGGCTTGTACATAAGCAAGAGGTTGGTACATCCTTCAATGGGGAACCTATCTTTAGTGCATTCCAAACACCATTCTTCCACATGGAAGACCCTGAGGTGCGTAAAGTTGTATACAGCATTTCAACATACTTACGTTCAGAGGGGACTAGTGATATTGTACTTGGCGTTGAGTACGACTACCAGACCCCTGACGTGCTAAGCCCTACTGACTACAATCTACCTATTGAGGGTGTAGCAGCTTATTACGGTGAAGCACTGTACGATTCTACAGCCATCTTTGACGGCAACCCTTCCCCAGTGTTTAGAACAAACGTAACGGGGTCAGGTAAATCAGTATCTCTAAGGTACGTGACTAACGGAATAGAGGCATCCCATACTATCCAAGGGGTTGTCATAACATACGGACTAGGAGATAGACTCTAAATGGCAGGTTATACCAGACAGTCAGTCGCTGACATCATCGCTAGTGCAGTTATTCGGGCTGCGCCAGTTAATGCTGAATTTAATGCAGTGCGGGATGCTTTTGCACAGGCCACAGGTCACACTCACGACGGCTCAGCCTCTGAGGGAGCTTACGTTCCTCTTATCTCAGACACAAGTGCTTTTAATAAAGTAGTAGTTGACTCCACAAACAACCGCATTAGCTTCTATAGTGATGTATCATCCGTAGCAGTTGAGCAAGTGCGTATTGAAGACGGTGTCTTTGTTCCTGTCACAGATAACGATGTGGACCTTGGATCAGCTTCTGCTGAGTTTAAGGACTTGTACTTAGATGGTATTGGTTACATTGATACTCTAGCTGTGCACGAGAATGCTACAGTAGCAGGTACTCTAGCTGTAACTGGCCTCTCTACTCTTGCTAGTGTTGATATTGATGCAGGTACAATTGATGGTACGGCCATTGGTTCTACTACTCCAGCTGCAGGTGCCTTTACAACACTATCGTCTACGACAGGCATCGCCTCCAACCTTATACCTTCAATTGACTCCACATACACACTTGGTGACGCGTCTAACTACTGGTCTTCAGCACATATAGATGCTATTACAACTACAGGTAACGTGACAGTAGGTGGTGCCCTCTCCGTAACTGGGACAGCTGACTTCACTAACACAACCCTAAACAACGTGAGTGACCCTACCACAGCCCAACAAGCGGCTACTAAGGCCTACGTTGACGCTCAGGTGTCTGGTCTTGTCGATGCTGCCCCAGGTGCCTTAGACACGCTCAATGAGCTTGCAGCAGCTATTGGAGACGATGCTAGCTTTAGTACGACTGTCACAAACAGTATTGCAACCAAGCTTCCCCTAGCTGGTGGTACAATGACAGGTAACATCGCCTTGGGTGGTTACCTCATAAACGGTGCAGCCTTAACACCTACTACAGCTTCTGAGCTAACTTCTAAGAGCTACGTTGATAGTATCCTGGGGTCAGCCACTGCTGCCTCAGATACCGCCGCCGCTGTTGAGGCTACCTATGACGCCTTTGATGACCGTTACCTAGGTAGCAAGACATCTGCGCCTACATTAGACAATGATGGTGACACACTCCTGACTGGTGCGTTGTACTGGGATAGCACTTCTGGTGGTTTGTATGTCTGGAACGGTGCAAGCTGGGAGATTGCAGGTCAGCGTGATGAGTTGCTACAGGCCATCGCAGCCACCAAAACAGTCACAGCCGTTGACGTATTCGTCTATGACACCTCGAAGGACTCTGACGGTGGTGCATGGCGTAAGCGCACACAAAGCACAAGCTGGTACAACGAGACGCTGAACACGGCTACCCGTGGCTCTCGACGTGAGTTCCCTGCGGTTGCTGTGATTGTAGCTGAGGCTGCAAAGGTTACTATTTATGATGGTGATGATCCAAGTCTGCCGATGTGGATGGTGTTTAATGCCAGCACGTCGAATATGCTTATTCTCGGCGGTGGCTATTCACTTATTGGCGGGCTGTCTGCTCTCAATGGAGTGTTTACTGCTTGCAGCTCAGGTATCGCAGCCGGAGGTTTGAACGTAATCAACCTTATCGCTGACATTGGAAACACTGTAAATCAGTATGCGCCTCCCACATTTAGCGCCACCTACACTGGGAAATATACAGGTTCAGTGGCGGATAGGAACTTAGGCTTGGGGTTTGCGGCTTCAACAGGATATCTAAGCAACACTATTGTCAACCGCACCGTCAACGATGTAGCCATGACCGTCTTGCCCGACGCTCCGATTGACTCTGCGACTGGGCTTCCTGTGCCTACGATTGCAGTGGCGACTGCTGGTGGCGTGAGTGTGATTAAGGATGATGGGACGGTTGTTGATATTACTGGGTCTCTAAGTGGTTCTGAGGCTTCTGACCATGCTGTTCTATTTGATGACGTTAATCGGCTTTGGCTTGTAGACCGTGGTTTTGTTAATTACGGGTTTTACCTTGTCGGGTTTAATTTAGTTCCGTCTGCGGATACAACAGTATCTTCTGCTGACTTTAAGTATTCCACAACATCTTCTACGGCTGTGTTTGGCAACATTCGGACGCTTGGAGTCACTTCAAATCTGGCTATTTCTGCATCTGCCAGTTCTTCTGGTTTGACTAAATACTCACACGGTATTGATGCCGATGATGGCATGGTCGCCTACACTACCTCCACCTACAACACAGGCTGGATGAACGGCGACGTCAAGGGTGCCTTCCTGTCCGACACCGATGACACCGATCTGGTTGGATCTGGTGAGTTGGTGACGAATGGGACGTTTGATACCGATACGAGTGGGTGGACTGGCCGCAATGCTAACACCACCCTTGCGGTTTCTTCTGGAAAACTCAGCGTCTCAGCTGGTGCAGCAGATACGGCTTATGCCTATCAACAAATTACCGCTGAAGCGGGGACTCCTTTGGTTCTGACGCTTGATTATTTTGATATAGCTGGCACTTCAAGGGTTTATATTGGTGTTGGCCCCGGAACTGATACTTACTACGATAGCGGCAACCTTTCTGGTGACGGCTCTTTAACAGTTACGTTTACTCCAACATCTGCTAATCCTTACATTTCTCTTTACGCAAGCATTACGGCGACTTTGGGTTTTGAGAGTCAATACGACAACGTCTACGTCATACTCGCAGACGCAGACCGCTCGGTGAACAACAACGGCCTGATCATCAACGGCACTGTACCCCGCACCCCTGTAGCAACTGGTGCTGATCTGGTGGCCTACGGTGGGTTCTCTGCCAGCAACTACCTTGAGCAGCCGTATAACTCTGACCTTGATTTTGGGACGGGTGACTTCTGTGTGATGGGGTGGGTGAAAGGCTGGAACCCTGCCGCTGGTCAATACACAGTTCTTTCACGCCTTGGGACAAATGCAATTACCTTTGGTAAAGACAGCTCCTCCAATAAAATGGCTGTTTTCCAGAGTGGGCGAATGACAGAGATTAACTCGGTAACGCAGTTGGATCAAAACTCTTGGTCGCATATAGCGTTTGTTAGGTCTGGTTCTTTGATGTATCTTTATATCAACGGGGCTTTTGATAATTCAGCATCAATGCCAAGCTGGAACTTTGATTTGGCTGACGGTGTTGTTCAGGTTGGAACGTATGCGGGATCACAAAATAATGGTGGCTCCATAGCCCTTCTGCGCATTTCCGCTACCGCACCAACAGCCTCTCAGATCGCCAAAATATACAACGACGAAAAGGTGCTGTTCCAAGAGAATGCACAGGCAACCCTCTACGGTTCCTCGGACGCTGTAACTGCCTTGGCTCACGACAGTGACACCAACCTTCTCCATGTAGGCACCTCGGCTGGACGTTCAGTCTTCCAAGGTCTCCGTCGAGTATCCAACACGACCACTGCGGTCGGAACTGCAATCAGTGCCAGCAATGGCCTAGTGGTCGAGGAGTAAACCATGACTGTTTATATTGAAAAGCCA